TCGCGAGACGTGCTTCACATCCGTCTTCACTGCATGGAGCGACGCTGGCCGTTTCCGCTGGTCGGGGAGACTCCGCTGGTTGCCGCCTATGGTGACATTGCCATCAATCAGTCGATCGTCAATCAGCAGAACACTTTCTACGCCAATCAGGCGCGTCCCAGCGCGGTTCTCTCTACTGATCTTGTTCTCGATCGCGCTCAGGTTCAGGAGCTACGCGACCGCTGGGAGGATCAGGTCAGGGGAATGCACTCCGGAGGCACTCCGATCTTGACCGCAGGCCTCAAGGTGCAGCCTTGGGCTCAGACCGGGAGAGACAATCAGATCGCCGAGGTGATGAAGCTCAGCGACGAGCACATCGCTCTTGCCTTTCGCATCCCGCTTCCGATCCTTGGGCTCGGTCGCTCGTCTCATGGCTCCACCGAGCTGCTGATGCAGAGTTGGATCGCCTCGGGTCTCGGGTTTGCCATCAATCACGTCGAAGAGGCGTTCGGGATGTTGTTCGTGCTGAAGGGTCAGCCCGACGAGTACATCGAGTTCGACACGTCTTCTCTTCTGCGATCCGCCATGAAGGAACGAGTAGAGGCTCTGTCTCATGGCGTGATGGGCGGCATCTATGCTCCCAACGAGGCACGAAGGATGGAGGGCCTTCCCGACGTGAAGTTCGGAGACGAGCCTAGAGTTCAGCAGCAAGTCGTGCCGTTGTCATTCGCAGGAAAGGTGCCGCCTGCGCCTCCGTCACCGAGCACTCCATCCACTCCAGCGCCGCCCCTGAGCAGCAGCCCGAAGGATCATGCCGATGTCCGACGGCACATCGCCAGCAGTCTTCTCTCCGCAGCCGAGCGATTCAACGACGCTGCTTTCTGACGCGCTCCGCGACGCGCTTGGCCAGATCTTGGCGCAGGAGCGAAGGCAGTGGCGTCGAGAGCGAGAGAGGATCCAGGCCCAGGCGGACGCGGTCTGTGCGGACATGCGAGCGGCGATGAGCGAGCTGCGCTCCCAGATCGGCGAGCGGATGCTCCTGGTCAAGGACGGTCAGCCCGGCCGTGATGGTCTCTCAGGGGAGCCAGGTCGTGACGGCCTTCCAGGGGAGTCAGGGAAGCCGGGGGAGCCAGGAGCCAAGGGAGACAGGGGCGAAAAAGGGGAACGTGGCGAACCAGGGCTTTTCGTGGAGGGGGCGCTAGGTCCCCCAGGGCCTCCCGGCGAAAAGGGCCAGGATGGCCTACGGGGTACGCCAGGACAGCCCGGGGAGGCAGGCGAGCCTGGGGCGGCAGGCCCTCAGGGAACGCAGGGGGAACAAGGTCCTCGTGGCGAGCCAGGAACCCAAGGAGAGGAAGGGCCACAAGGAGAACGCGGGGATCAAGGTCCTCAGGGTGATCAAGGTCCTCAGGGAGATCATGGAGATCAGGGCTCTCGCGGTGATCCAGGAGCTCAGGGAGAGAAAGGAGATCGAGGCGATCAAGGCCCGCAAGGTCATCAAGGGACGGAGGGGGAGCAAGGTTCTCCAGGAGAGAAGGGAGATCAAGGCCTTCAGGGGAGGCAAGGCGATCAAGGTGAGACAGGCGAGCAAGGCCCTCGAGGCGAGAGGGGAGATCAAGGTCATCGCGGCGAGATGGGCTTGCAGGGCATCAAGGGAGATCCTGGTGCCGATGGCGTCGATGGCGACGACGGCCTCGACGGAAAGCAAGGCCTTCAAGGCACTCCCGGTGCAAGCGGCGAGATGGGGCCGCGTGGCCTGCGAGGAGAGAAAGGCGACGCAGGCCTTCAAGGTCCGCAAGGCTTGCCGGGGAAGCTGCCTCAAGTCAAGCAGTGGCTTCCAGAGACGGTATACTACGAGAGCGACGTGGTGACACACGATGGCGGCACGTTTCAGGCGATCAGAGACACCGGCCGCGCGCCTGGATCCATCGATTGGATTGCTCTCGCGCGCCCAGGATCGGATGGTCGCGGCGTGACGGTGAGAGGAACGTTCGACTCGACGCAATACTATCGCCAGCTCGACGTCGTGGCTCTCAACGGTGGATCTTTCATAGCCAAGACAGATGGCCCTGGATCGTGCCCGGGATCAGGATGGCAGCTCATCTGCTCGCAGGGTAAGACCGGGAAGGAAGGACCGCGCGGCATCTCAGGAAAAGATGGAGAGCGCGGAGTCAGTGGCCCTTCCGGCAAGTCAGCGGCCACGATAGTCGGGTGGAAGATAGATCGCGACAAGTATCTCGCGCTGCCGCAGATGTCCGATGGCAAGGAAGGGCCGGCTCTCGAGCTTCGCGCGATGTTCGAGCAGTTTCATCGTGAGGCCAGGTGATGATGTGGCGGCGCTCGGTCTCCATAGCCGTAGCCGTCTTTGTTCTCATCGTCGCGGTGATGTTCTGCGTAGCTCTGTACGGATACCTCACTGGAGGTTGGGATGATCACGACGTCCCTCAAGATTCTTCAAGCGGCACGCGTCGATGATCTTCGCTCGAGCGCGGAGACGCTGGCCTCCGTCGTGAGACGACAGGAGAATCTTCAGCTGCCGCGAGCATCGCGGTCTCGGCGCCACCTCGTTCTCTGGCTCCTGGCAAGAGACCGCAAGCGAAGCGAGGCGATGGCAAAGTTCTTGGAGTGAGCAATGGTAGACATCACCATCAAGGTTCTCGCTCCTGCAGTGACCACGGATCTCATCACCCTGGCAGAGCTGAAGACGAGTCTTGGCTTGGGAGCTGGTCCTGCCTTCAACGATCCTCAGCTCGAGCAGGCGATATTCTTCAACTCGTACTCTCTGGCGGTGAGGTGCAATCGAGTCTTCGCCAGCGAGAGAGTCGAGGAGACATGGCATTGGGATGGATGCGATTGCCTCCAGAACCCTCGCATCTTCTTGACTCACTTTCCTGTGCTTGCTACCGACATCGAGTCGGTCACGACCGGAGGGACTCTGGTCGATCCAACGACCTACGAGCTCGACGAGGGCATCGGGAAGCTGAGGTACTTGCTCGGAGGATGGATCGATCCGACCGTCATCACCTACACCGGAGGCTATGTTCTTCCCGATGACGCTCCTCCGGCTCTCAAGCAGGCGGCCACCATCCTCACTCGCGGGGCGTACTACTCGTCTCTGACCTCATCTGCAGTTGCCGGCGGCATGAGGGCGATAAGTCACAAGCACGCCCGCGTCACCTTCTTCGACCCGTTTCAGCAGGCGCAGATGGCCATGGGCGGTCCCGGAGTGCAGCAGGCCGTCGAGAGCCTCATCTCTCACTACACGCGATACAGCATCTGACATGATGAACGTCAAGATAGACGATGCCGAGATCCAGAAAGTCTTGGAGACGTTTGACGCGATGGTCAAGGGACTCGATCAGCTCGAGCACACCATGCCGGAAGAATTGACCAAGTGGCAGCGCGAGGATCTTCATCGCAATCGAACGTTCACTGACAGGCCGGCGACTCTCGTCGCCACCACCAAGGTCTGGAGCCGCTGGGGTCATCGCAAGAAGACGGGGCGGAGACACTATCGAATGCGAAAGCGCCAGCATCACCTGCGACCAAGTCAGATCATAAGCACGAAGCTGGTCGAGAAGCTGTACGCGCGAATGATCGACTTGGTCACTAGCACCTTGGCATCCACCTGACAGCTGGGAGATCGTCAAGATGGGATTGGACTACTCGGCACAGGTCTACGAGCCTGCATACGACTTGTTCGCGCGGACCGTCACCGTCACGCCGGTGGTGTCGCAGCCGTCGATGCCTGCCTACAGCGCTCGCGGCATCTACACTACCGAGGACAAAGAAGTCATCGCCGAGGATGGATCCGTCTTCGTAGATCAGGCCACGATCCTCGACATCCGCGAGATCGAGTTCGCGGTCCTGCCGATGCAGAAGGATCTGATCGACATCCCCGTCGATGGGACCGTCGTGGCCGAAGGTACCTTCGAGGTGGTCAGCGGCAGCTCCAACGGCGGCGGAGAGACCACGCTGGTGATTCGCAAGATCGCGCCAGTGGTGCCATGACCAACGGCAGCACCACTGGAAGCTTCTCTCTCGGGATGCGCGACGTGTTCTTCAACGCGCTCGCTGCCGATCCGTTCTTTGCCAGCTTCACCAAGCGCAAGACCACGGCGTTGCCGGTGATGGATGAGCACTTGCCATTTCTCGGCGTCTATCTCGTCGACGAGACCATGACACCAGATGGCGATTACAACGCTGCCGAGGTCAGGTTCATTCACAACGCGCGCATCGGCTTCTCGGTCATCGTGCGCAACAACGACCCCGACGCCGCCGAGACCGCGCTCGACGCGAGCTGGTGCGAGATCATGAACGTGCTCTGGCCCAACATCTCGAAGCTGACCGTGAATGGATATCAGATAGAAGGCGTCACTCGCGGCACGCGACGTCACGTGTTCGGTGCCACAGGTCGCAACAACGAGACGCCGATCGCGGAGCTTCGCTACGAGGCAACGTGCGTCACTCGCGATGCCTTCCCGCCGCCGGTCACCGACGACTTCGACAGCGTCTATATCGACACGCCGATGACATCGCCAGATGCGGAGCCGCCGATCGTCACTCACATGGACATGACCGCTCCTCCTGCTCCTGATCCGGTTGATCCGAACTACGACCCCAACATCGATGCGAAGCCGAAGCCTCCACCAGTCTTGGAAGTGATGCCAGTCAAAAAAGGAGAATGAGAGATGGCACGCAAGGTCATGACGCAACTAGGCAAGACGATGCGGACAAATCGACCGCAGAGGTATCGTCACGTCGTGAGGGTGAGGCCGGTCACCGAGACCGCGAAGAAGTACGTGCGACATCCCATCGTCGGCGGTTTTACTGGCGGTGATGCCGGAACGGTGTGGCCGAAGGACAGCTTCACGATTCGTCGTCTTCGCGATGGCGACATCGAGATCGTCGAGGCGAAGAAGGAAGAAGAGAAGACCACCACAGAGAGGTCTACGCGATCTCATGAAGGAACAAGAAGGTCGGCACCTGCAGAATGAGAGATGACGATCCGTGTCGCGGCTGAATAAACAGGAATGGTGTTACGCATCTTGCTGGTCGTCGCCGTGTTGGCTGGATTTATCTTGGTTGCAATTGCGGTGCGTCAGGATGCGTTGGCCACGATGCCAATCGGCTCGATCTACATGTTTGTCGGCGGTCTCGGCATCATCATCACCGCGCTGATCGTCAGCGTCATCTTGGTCATCATGAGCGAATGAGAATGGAGCTTCAAAGGTAAAACCGTGGTCGGCCACACGGCGATTGGCATGGCTGAGCAAACAAACAGGAGGCTAACTTGCCGATCAGCTTTAATTCCATCCCATCTAACTGGAAGATCCCGCTCTTCTACTTGGAGGTCGATCCAAGCATGGCCGGTCTTCCGGTCACGCGCGAGCCAGCGCTGATGGCCGGCTACATGTTCACGGCTCCTCAGGGAACTTCGCTCGCTGGCACGGCAACGCCAAACGTTCCGATCCCGATCGGCACGTTGAGCGCTGCTCAGGCGGCGTTCGGCCAGGGCAGCATGTTGGCACAAATGTTTGCTCGCTGGTACGATAATAGTTTTGCGCAGGAGGTTTGGGCACTTCCGATTGCAGAGCCGATAGCGGGTGCGGCAGCGCATGGCGATCTGACGGTAAACGGACCGGCGACCGACTTCGGCACGCTCGCGCTGTACATCGCCGGACAGTTCGTGCAGGTCGGCGTCAATCAGGACGACACGGCGGATGTGGTTGCCGCGAACATCATGGCGGCGATCAATGACGACGCCAATCTTCCTGTCATCGCCTCGCAGGCAACGCCGCCCAGCCCGATCGTCACGTTGACATGCAAGTGGAAGGGCCTCACCGGAAGCGACATCTACATTACAGCAAACTACTATGGCCA